TTTCATATCTTACAGAATGGGCACAGTAGCACGGAATGCGTACTACTATAAGTCCATGCGGGTACAAGGGAAACAACGCGTTACATATAGATGTAGTAAGCAATGGCCGCAAGAATATGCTTAAAGAGTGCTTACGCGCATATGATATATATTCTAATAAGGCGATTCCAGCAGATTATATATACTCTTCCACCGAAGATAGATTGCAATTATTAGCTGGCCTTATTGATACGGATGGACATTTCTCAAAGAGAGATCGAATTTATTCGTTTAGTCAGAGTGCTAACAGAAAACATATTGTAGATGCGTTTGCATTCATAGCAAGATCTCTTGGATTTAAATGTACAGTAAGTTGTTATAAGACGTCTGGCAAGAAACACATAATGGGAAAGGAGAAAGAGAGTGTTTGCCAAGATACGTATGTGTGTCGTATACTTGATGGTAAATACGATATTCCTTGCAAACTTCCAAGAAAACAGCATCATTGGGAGAAGAAACGTACAGATCGTACGCTTTCTCATTTTTCTGTAGAATACGAAGGCGTTGGAAAATATTGTGGTCTTACTATTGATGGGGATCATTTATTCTTACTGAACGACTTTACGATCGTCCACAACTGCGGATGGAATATTCCAGGTCGTGAGGGAGGTAAACCCGCACAGTTTAATTAGATCACTTCTCTCGATCTTACTATGTCGAACGTAATAGCTGAGTATATACAGCTAATGGACAAGATTGAGATGCTTGCTGGTACTATCTCTGGTATTACTGAACAGCGTCAAGGAGCTATTAGTTCTAGAGAGCTTGTAGGTAACGTAGAGCGTAGCGTTGTACAGTCTTCACATATCACAGAGCCTTTATTCTGGGTTCATAACCAATGTAAGCGACATGCTCTTAATATGCTTCTTGATACTGCAAAAGGAGCTTGGTCTCAAACAGGAAAGAGTAAGCTTAGCTATATCTTCGACAATGGAGAGCGTGCTTATATTGATATACAGGATAAGTTCTTCTATGAAGATATGGATGTGTTTGTAAGCGATACTTCTAAAGATATGGAGAACATTTAGAAGTTGCAGCAGCTTATTCAGCCGGCTATGCAGAATGGGGCTAGCTTGCTTGAAGCAGCTGAAGTACTTACGAACGATAACTTCAACATCATCAAACAGAAGCTTAAGGAGATGCAGGATCGTCAACAGCAGATGATAGAACAGCAACAGCAAGCTGAGCAAGAGCAGGCTGTACAGTTACAACAGATGCAGAACGAGCAGCGTCAGCAAGAGCTTATGCTTGAAGAGGCTAAGATGGAGCTCGAACGTTATAAGATAGATGCTGATAATCAGACTAAGATTGCAGTAGCTGAGATTAGTGCATATCGTGGTACTGAAGAGAAGGATGTTGACATGAACGGATTAAGCGATCCAGTCGAGATAGGAAAGCAAGCTCTTGAACAGCAGAAGATCTCTTCTGAATAGTATACTAAGCGTTATGAGCAGAAGCAGAAGAAGGAGATCGAAGATAAGAAGATAGAGCTTGAACGTGAGAAGATGAAGCATGAGATGGCTCTTCAGAAGTAGAAAGATGATGCGGCTCTTGAAAGAGAGAAAGTCAAAGGACGCTATCAGCTCAGAAATAAAACGACTGGTGAGAAATGACACACTCTGAAGAACAAGAGCTTCTATAGCTTACTAGAGAGAATAACTATTTATTGAAACTTATACTAAGATTAGTTTAGCACGACGAAGGGAATGACTTCATGACCAACGTCGTTGCTAATCTACTTAGCAATAGAATAGACGGAGGTTTATCAGATGGCACCAAAGCGAACCAATATTATAAGTCAATTAGACAAAGACCAACTGGACACTTTGCATCATATATATGATTACTATTCTAAACTTGGAATGAGTCATCAAGATATAGCCGGCATTGCTGCAAATATATTTAAAGAATCTTCTTTTAGACATAATTCAAGAGATTCATCTGGTTATCATGGATATGTACAGATGAGTCCTGATATGTAGTAGGCTGTAATAAATACTTATGGCAACTTAAACCCGGATACATAGTTATAGTTTGTGTATGATTAGATAACCGGTAATAGTAAAGTCAAGGGTTACACTAATGGCGCCGGATATCAATACGGAAAGTATAAAACAGGCGGTGATGCTGCTGAGGCATTTAGATCTACATTTGAGCGAAACAAAGCTGGCAGACAACAATCTAGAATCGATTACGGCAATCAATTCTATGATTATTTTAATTAGAGAATCCTTAAACAAAAAGTAGGCCAACAGCCCAAACCAATAGTATTACAACCAGTATCTACTGCTGTTATACAAACCATACCTGCAGAACAAACTAGACATACTTGGACTGGAGTAGAGAACGAATCTCCGTATGTAACTGGTAAACCTATGCTCAAGTTACAACCGCGCATACAATTACCTTCTTTAGTAGAGATGATGGAGGACTCTGAATGGATGTCCCCTTTTCCTCAACTAATGCCGATGTATAAAGACGGTAAATCTCCAATATACATTAAACCAGAGAATCGTGGAAAGCTTACTAGATTGAAGAAACGTACTGGTAAATCTGAAGCAGAATTATATAGAACGGGTGGACCTTCTGTACGTAAGATGATCACGTTTGCTAGGAACGCCAGAAAATGGAAACATTGATATAACAGAATAAACTGTATAAATTAACGCATATAATATTATATGAAGAAGAAAAATACTATTCCGAGTGGATTTGATGATATTCTCGGTAATATATATTCCAACGCCGAAGAAGGCGGTGGTGTAACTATTATCGAAGATCAGCCTAATACTCCACTCGTTGAGGAAATTAAAGATGACGATGAGCCGCCAGTGAAAACTCCTGAGGACGGCAATAACAGCGGATCAGACGATCCAAATGCGCATGAGGACGATACAGAGCCCCCTGTGCAAATTACAAACCCAGAACCTCCTGCAGAACCCCCTGTAGTGGATCCTGATAATAATGGTGATCAGGAGCCTACAGACGCAGATGTAATAGAAGCCCAACAGGTTGGACTATTGTTTGACGCTATCGGGGAGAAGCTTGGTTGGAATATGGGCGAGATTGATGAGAAAGATAGACCTCTTAACGCTGAGGATTTGGCTCAGTATTTTGTCGATGTAGTAAACCAGAATTCACAGCCAGACTACGCAGACGAGCGTATACAGGCGCTCGATGAGTATGTTAAGAATGGTGGTAAGTTCGAAGACTTCTACAAGAAACAGCAAGAGGCTCTTACGCTTGACTCAATTGATCTCGAAGACGAGAATAATCAAAAGGCAGTAGTACGCGAATTCATGCAGCGAGCAGGCTATTCTGACGAACAAATTAATAAGAAGATAACTAGATATGAGGATAGCGATGTACTGTATGATGAAGCGGAGGATGCGCTTGGTAGACTTAAGGAAATAAGACAGCAAGAGGCTGAGCAGGCTGCTCAACAGCAAGAAGAGTATGCTAGACAGCAAGAGCAAAAGTCTAGAGAGTTCTTCAATACAGTAAGTAAAGATATAAATAATCTTACTACTATTAGAGGAATCAACGTGCCTAAAGAAGATCGTAAAGCTTTGTTTGATTACATTTTCAAAGTAGATCAGACTGGACAGTCTCAATACACAAAGGACTTTAACAAGAATCTTTCAAAGAACCTGATCGAATCAGCATACTTTACAATGAAGGGCGATAGTCTTGTTTCTACAGCCAAGAGAGATGGTGAGTCATCCGCTGCTGAAAAACTTAGGAATATGCTGAGGCATAGTGCTAAAAATCACAGCACGTTTAATGCCGATGACAAACAGAAATCAGTAACAGACCTGGTCAACGGGTTGTTCTGATAAGAAATAAAGATTTAAACATATATGAATAATACTTTACTTAACAATCTCCAGCTGTACCGCGGACGTCGTTTCTCGGATCTGGTAGATGAGAACATGATTTCTAACGCCCTGCTGACCAAGCCTCACGAGGTTGCTGGTCTGCTTTCACTGGTATTTGGTACTAAGGACGATGGTATTTCAACTACTATCGATTTGCTCACCGGTGGTCTTGGTAAGACAATGATTATCGAGAATCGTGAGTTTGAGTGGGCTGTCCAGATTGATAGCGATCACGCTGTCAACATTCGTTGGGCTAAGTGGAATGGTCAGGAAGTAAACGCTACTACGATCGCTGCTGGTATTACTCCAGGTCTAAACAATACGCCCATCTATCTTGCTCTTGAGGAGCGTTGGTTTGGCCCTAAACTAAACGAGTTGCAACTCGTTTAACTTGGGATACGTTATAGAAATATAACAGTATATTCCTATTGAATTGCTGGAAAATCCTAAAGGTTTTTATACCGAAGAGTGATAATTAAAAACATAGAGTTATGAATAACAACAATGGACAATCAGCAGCCGAGCAAACATTAGTAAAACCGATTAAAGGTTGGGAAGATTTGTATACAATAAGTTCTGATGGGAAAGTATTTTCTATTAGAAATAATAGATATTTAACTCCTAGTCAATACTTAGACGGATATCAAAAAGTTACTTTGAGCAACGGATCTATAAGAAGAACATATAGAGTACATAGGTTAGTTGCGGAAGCTTTCTTAGAAAATCCAGACAATCTTCCACAAGTGAATCATAAAGATTTTAACAAATTGAATAACTATCTCGAAAATTTAGAATGGTGTACAAATTATGACAACACTCATTATTCTATGGATGCGAATAGGGACGGTTTTGGAAAACAGCCGAATAATAGATCTTCCGTAACGGGAAGGTTCGAAAATTGTAAGGCGTATACATTTACTAATGTATACAACAATAAACAATTTACAATAATAGGAATGAAAAATGTAATAAAACAATTTGGCTGTTCCTTAAGACTGTTTAAATGCATCGTTTCGAAATATGCGAATACTGGAGCATATGTAAAACAAGGTTTTTTCAAAGGACTTAAAATTGATTCCGAATATTTGCAGGTTCAACGACTAACCCCTAGCCAGGGTGTAGAGTCAAGTGATTCGAAGTAATAGGTATCCGAAAGGATAAAGATATAGTCTGATCTCTATCGAAAGATAGAGCTGCTTGTAGTTTGAAACTTATACAAGCGCATGTAGAATAACGACCTACATGGAACACAAATGGGTGCAGTTTTAAGTTTCGACGACTTCCATTTTTAGGTTCGCACGACTGGTGTTCCCTATCAGGATGGTAGTGCTTGGGTATATGAGTGCTATGTGATCGATGGTTCACAGGCTGCTTATATTCCTGGTGAGCTTCTGATGCCTGGCCGTCAGGTTAGCCGCATCGGTTCTGCTTACGAGGAGTACAGCGATGAGGCTGATATCATCAACTATCAGACTCCATTTAAGATGCGTAACCATCTCTAGAACCTCCGTCTGAGCTACGATATTACAGGTGATGCTTACAGCACCGTGCTGGCTATCGCTCTGAAGGATCCTGAGACTGGTAAGAGCTCTTATCTGTGGTCTGACTATCAGTACTGGAAGGCTCTTCGTGAGTGGAAGAAGCGTGAGGAGACAGCTTTGCTGTTCTCTAAGAGTAACCGTCTGAGTGATGGTACTTATATTAATAAGGGTACAAATGGACGTCCTGTTCCTACGATGAGTGGTCTGTTTGAGCAGATTTCTCCTGCTAACATTCGTTACTATACAACTCTTACAGCTGAGTTGTTCGAGGATTATCTGTTCGATCTGTGCTACAACATCCTGGGTACTAACGAGCGTAAGTTTGTTGCTCTGACCGGTGAAATGGGTATTCGCGAATTCGACCGTATCCTGAAGGAGAAGGTTGCTTCGTTCCACCTCTGCGACAATGTGTTCGTAACTGGTTCTGGTCAGAATCTGACTCTTGGTGGTCAGTTCACCACGTATAAGATGACTAACGGTATTGAGCTGTCTATGAAGCGTTGTCCTATGTTCGATAACATGGAACTATTCCGTCAGCTTCACCCACTGACAGGTAAACCACTGATGTCTTATACTTTCCTGTTCGTTGATATTTCTAACAGCGACGGTCAGTCTAACATCGTTAAGGTTTGTCGTAAGGGTCGTGAGTTCGTACAGTGGTATACTGGTGGTTCTGTAGCTCCTAATGGCTACGCTAACAGCATTAACACTCTGCGTTCTAACAGCCGTGATGGTTATCAGGTACACTTCCTTGGTGAAGTTGGTATCATGGTTCGTAACCCGCTGTCTTGTGGTATCCTGTACTGCGATGCTGAGGATACTGAACTCCAGAACAACGGTGGCTTCAACACAGTTGGTGCGTAATATCTAATAAACATATAAGCATTCGACGGGGGTCATAAGGGCCCCCTGCTCGATGCTCAACATACTAATGTAAATTATGGTAGTTGAATTAAAAATCAAAAAGAAGAATCCCTGGATTGGGTTGATTAAGTATCGCCACTGTTTCGATTACATTGCGCCTTACTTCACACGCTCTGGGTCGATTTATACGGGACTCACCCCAGAAGATGAGAAATATTTTGAGAAAGCTTTAGGTTATGAGGAAGGCCATTTGGCTAAGACTTCTGATTTCTGGACTACGTTCTGTGTAAAAGTAGGCACTCGTAGTCTGTTGTTAGATGATTCTATTCCTCGTCAGGCAATGATTATTAAGTTCCTCAGTGGTCATAAGCGTGTTGCTACATCGTTGGATAAGCTCGATGCTGGCAAAGATTATCTGCTTATCAATCGCGAGGCAGAAGCAATAGAACAGAACAAGCAGAACAAACTGCGTAGAGATGCTATTAAAGAGTTTGATAAACTGTCACTCGATCAGATGCGTCAGTGCCTTAGACTCTTTGGTATGTCTTCAGATCGTATGTCAAATGAGCTTGTTGAGTCTACTCTCTTCAATTTGGTTGATAAGCAGCCTAAGAAGTTCTTTGATAAGTGGGTCAACAATAAAGCTAAGGAGACAGAGTTCTTGCTTGAGCAGGCTATTGCTAAGGGTGTGATTCGTAAGGATAAGACACACTACTTCTACGGAACTGATATGTTTGCCGATTCACTTGATGATGCTATAGCTTACTTAGATAGTAAGAAGAATCAGGACCTCAAGCTTGCTATTATAAACGAAACAAATAACAAGTGATCTAACGATCAACATGAGATATGACGCATAAAGACATATATACTAAATTCATGATAGAGTATGACAAGGCAAATGTTACTTCGTCATATCCATCGTTAACAAAATATGAGGTCG